AGCGGCGCCGTCAACTCCAGCCAGCCGCTCTCGTTCTTCCCCTCCAACAGTTGCACCGTCGAGGGATAGATCACGCCGTTGTCGGTCGCGTCCTTCAGCGGAAAATCCAGATCGTCCGCCGCATAAAACAGACAGATCGCCGGGCTAAAACGTGCCATATCAGCTACCCACCGCCCACGCCGTCTTGCGTTCCCACACGCACTCCGCCTCAATCATCGGCCGCCGGTTGGCCGCCAGCGCCGTATCCTGCCCGCCCCTCAGGCGTTTCGGCCGCACGATCATCAGCCGCGCCGTGCAGGTGTAGACCGTCTCCGTCCCGTTGGCCGCGATCTGCACCCCCTTCAGCGTGCCCGACTTGCCCCGCAGCCCCGCCAGAATCCGGTACTGCGCGTTCGTCACATCAAACCCCTTCGTTGCCCCCCGGCAGGCAAATACCGCGATCGTCTGCCCAAACGTGATGTCGCTGTCGGCCGTCCCGTCCAAATCCCACTTCGTGCCGTTGCTCAGCGTCACAATCCGGCTGATCGTCTGGTCGCCCGTATCCTCGAACTCCATCATCCGCAGCCCCGTCGTGCGAATGCTCATCCCCGCAAACTCCTTCAGGATCAACGCCCGTTCGCTCATTACGCCACGCCCCCAACCCGGCTGAATTGGCTCAAGAACACATCACTTGCGTCCCGCACCGCCGCCCGCACCTGCTCCGGTTGCGCCGGGCCATAGAAATACTGGTTGACCTCAAACGTCTGCGGGAACGCCCCGCCCAGATTGCCCCCGTTCGGCACAATCCGGCCGCTCGTCCCCGGCACAAACAACTCCGGCCCCAACTCGCCGACGATATACGGCAGCCCGCTATACACCGGGCCGCCCGCCGCCCGGCCCGGCGGCAACGGCAGATTCACCCCGTCGCCCATCGTGTTCGACGGCACAAAATTCACCGCGATCTCCACCTGCGTCGGCAGCCCGGCGATCGCCGCGTCCACTTCCGATGTGTCCGCGATAAAGCCGATTGTCTTCGCCTCGTCCGGGATGCTCGACACGGCCGCCGGGATCTGCACCTCCGTCGCGTCCAGCACCGCCTGCATGTCGGTCAGAATGGCGATCGTCCGCGAATCCTCCGGCACCCCCGCCACCGAGTTGATCGCGTTGTCCAGCGCCGTCTCAAACGGCTCAATGTCCCCGTCAATCGGGATTTCAACGTCCAGCCCCTCAGACTCCAGCGCCCGCCGCTCGCCCGGGTCAAGCTGGATGTTGCCCTTCTTGGCGCTCAGTTCGATCTCCAATGTCGGCAGGTCGTTGTTCTGTAGCGCCTCAATCGCCCCGTTCACCTGATCCAGCAACGACCCCGCATCCGGGATGATGCCCTTTTGCCAGTCCTGAACCAGCGTCTTGATGGCCTCATTCAACACGGCCGCCTTCACCGCCGCCTCGGCCATCTGCGGCGTCACTTCGCCCGTCGCCACCCCCAACTCCGCCATCAGCGGCGCCGCCAGCCCCAGATTCCCCGCCATCTCCAGAATCGCCGCGTTCACCGCCCCGGCGTTCTCCGTCATGTCCGCCCGGAAGATGGGGATATCGGCGTCGAGCTGCTCGGCATAAAACGCCCCGCCCTCGGCCGCGCTCTGCTGATACTGGTCCAGCACCGCCATGTACGCTTCCAGCGCCGCCGTCCGCCGCTCGTCAATCGCCGCGCTCCGCTCCGCCTGCGCCGCCCGCTGCTCCTCGGCCGCCTGCGCGTCGTAGATCGCCGCCGCATACGCCCGCATGTCCTCGACCGTCGTCTGGTTGCGCTCATTGCGCCGCCGCTCGATCACCTCGCGCTGTTGCGCCACCGTGATCTCCGCCTGCGTCGCCGTCACAATCTCATCAGTGACCGCGGCCACCTGCGCCCCATACCCACTGCGCGCCTCGATGTAATTCCCTTGCGCCGCCTCCAGCTTCTCCAGCTCCCCGATCATGAGCTGAATCCCTTCGGCCGTCGCCTTCGCCTCATTCGGGTCAAACCCCAACTGAATCCAGCCGATCCGGTAGCGGTCGGCAATCACATCCAGCTGCCTATCCAGCCCGTCCAGGTCGCCGCCGAGGTCCTCAATCTGCCCCCGCAGCGCCAGCCCAAAGAACTGCATCCCCGCCGTGCTGAAGATGTTCCCCAGCAAGTCGCCATAATGCGCCGCCGTCTGCTGCAACGCCCCGTCGAGGTTGTCCACCTCGCCCCGCGCGATCCGGATCGAATCCGCCACCGACCCCGCAAACGCCTGTTTGAACGTGTCGCTGGCGTTCTTGGCCGTGGCCTCCATCGCCTTGATCTGCGCGGCCGTGCTGTCGCTCTGGTCGCCGACCAGCGCCAGTCTATCCTCCAACGCGGCAATGACGGCCTGGTCAAACAGATCGCCGACCTTGCCCTCTTCTTTCAGCTCCTTGATCTTGTTCTTGACCGTTTCAATCGACAGGCCCAGCGAGTCGAGCCGCATGGTGCTGTCGTTCGATAGCGTCAGGTTCAGGATGTTGGGGTCAATCCGTAATTGGCTGATGAGGTTGGTGAGGTTGGCCGCGTCCTGAACATTGCGGGCCAGCCCGAAGCTGATCAGGTCCGACGCGCCCTGCATCAGCGTGGCGTTGTCGATCATCCCCGACGAGGCTTCCTGCAGCGCCGCCTTGAGCGCCGCGCCCGACGAGCCGATGCTCACCGCCAGATTGTTGAACTTCTCCTCAAGGACGGTCAGCTCTGCGCCTTCGGTCGCCGCGTCCTTGAGCGCCGTCCCCACCGCTTGGCCGAAATCCAGCAGTTGCCGCGTCGCCAGCACAATCGCCCCACCGGCGATCAGGTTGCGGATGTTGGTCACCACGCTAACCAGGCTGTTGCTGCCCGACCGCCGCGCCTTTTCCAGCCGCAGCTCGGCCGCTTCCGCCTGCGCCGTCGCCTTCCGCGCGTTCTCCCGCGCCCGAACGATGTCGTATTCGCTCTTTTCCGTTCGCGAGGCCGCCTGATACGTCCGCTGCCGTTCCTGCGCCAGCTTCTCCTCGGCCGCCGCCGTCCGCGCCACCACCTGCTGGGTCCGCTCTTGTGCCTGGACAAGCTGCTCTTGCGCCTTGGCCGTGCGGATGGCCGCCTGTTCGCTCTGCTGCTGGGCCGCCACCGACCGGCTTTCGACGATCTCGGTCCGGATGGCCGCCTGTGCCGCGCGTTCGCGGGCGGCCGCGGCCCGGCTGAGTGCGGCTTCCATCTGGGCCGCACTGGCGATCTGCTTTTTCTCTTCGGCCGTCAGGGAGCCATACGCCGCCGCCAGTTGCCGCGCCTCGGCATTGGCGGCCTCAAACGCGCCCGTTGTCCGCTGCATGGCGGTCACCAACGCGGCGGTTTCGTTCTCCAGCTTCTTGAGGTCGCTGGTATCGGCTTTCGCCCGAAGGTTTAGTTCAAGGTCACGCTTCGCCATTGGCTACCGCCTCTCGGTCGTTGATGCAGGCAATGATTGCCGCCGCTTCCAGCCCCAGCTTCTCATGCAGGTCCAGCCGCTCCTGCGACGCCAGCAGCGTCACCCCGTCCGCGTCAAACAACGCGCTCACCCCGGCCGCCTGCTCCATGGCTGTCATCACATATTCGTCTTGGTCATACGCCCCACCAGCCGCCGGCAGAACGTTATACGCCCGGCACCGCCTGAATAGCGTCAGTGCCCACGGCTCGGCGATGTCATTCGGCGCCGTTCGATACAGCCACACCCGCGTTGCGATCCCAGCGAAACAACAACTGCGAGTTTTCCCACTCGCGGTACGCCTTCGCCACCCAGACCGCCACCGGCAACGGCAACTCGGCCTCCGGCGTCTTCTCCGTGAGCTTCTTCTTGCCCGGCCCCGTCACCGCCAGCTTGCCGAAATGCAGCCCCAGCACCACATCGTCATACAGGAACGCCAGCCGCTCCGATTCCTCGGCCGCCTGGTTAAACGCGATACCAATGCGCGGGGCGTCGCTCGCTTCCTCGCCCCGCGCATTGACCCGCGCCTGCCATTCCTTATGCATCGCCAGCGTCATCACCACCGGGAACGTGATCGTTCCCGGATAGCCCGCCACCGGCGAGACCCCCACGCCGTCCGCATCCAGATAGGTCACTTCACTAGGCACGCTCATGATCTCACCTCTCCTTGTTAGCTAACGACCACCGACCCCGAAACCGCCCACGTGTAGCTCATGCTGTTGGCGTCGCTGGTCACGCCCGGAATGTCCAGGCGATACAGCAGCCCCGTCAGCGTGAAGGTCGAGCCGCTGCTGGCTCCCTTCGGCTTGTAGACGATCACCACATCGTCGCCGTGCTTGCCGTCCAGCACCGGCCACAGGTCCGACGTTTCGCCGTCCGTGTAGATGCTGGTGAACTCGAAGTTGCGCGGCGCCTTGTCGCCCGTCTGCGTGAACGTGTCGCCGCTCAGCGACGAGAACGAATTGACGGCATACTCGCCGCCGCTGGGGTTGATCGCCGTGGTTTGGTCCTGAAACGCCGTCCCGTCCACGGTGATCGTCACCTGCGTTGCCTTGGGAATATTGGTCTGACTAATAGCCATGTCTCACCTCTCTAGTTTGGAATAACCCGCACATACAAAATCCCCCGCCGGAAGTTGACCAACTCCTGCGGCGAGGCCGGTTTCTGCGTCGCCGCATACGGGTAGCAATCGTTCCACACCGGCTCGTTCGCTCCCCATATCGCCCGCCAGATACCGTCCGTCACGCTGTTCAATGCCCGTTCGGCCGCCTCATACTCCCCGTCAATGCGCACCAGCACATCGACAATGAAGTCGTAGCCCATCTCCAGCCCGTCCGGCGTGTCCGTCAACACGTCCGAGATGGCCGTCACCACCGCCGTCACTTCCAGTTCCGTCTTCGCCGTCCGGTACCCGTACACGCCGTCAATGCCGCTGACACCCTCTATGAGTGTCACCAGCCCGTCCAGACAGTCGTTCGTCGTCGAGCCCGGCATCACCGGCCCGCCAATTACTGCCAAGCCCATAAGTCATCTACCCTTGCCAGGATGGTCTGCTCCATCCGGTCTAGGACCGCCTCGCCATGCAGGTCGGCCGTCAGCTCAAACCAGTTGAAATACCGCATGGCCCATGACTCACCATACGCGGCCGGTTTGCCCCGGCTCACTGGATTGGTGACATACGGGTCAATGAACACCACGCCTTCAACGCCGTCGCCGCCAACGCCCACCTCGCCCCGGTGGGCACTCCGCAACGTGCCCGTATCCACCGGCGCGGCCCCGGCCGCCAGATCGCGCAGCTGGAGAGTGCCCGCCGAGACCACGCGCCCCAACAGTCCGGCCGCTGTGTTGTCGGCCAGCTCCTGCAGCGCCCGCCGGTTGGCCTGCGCCAGCTGGCTCAATTGCGAGAACGCGCCGATCGTGCCTTCATCCCAACCGAAATTGAGCATCAGACTTCTTCCTCAATCAGCAGCTCGACGAACGCGGCCGCGTCCCGTGGCCACGGCGACACCGCCCGAATGCGGTAATCCCGGCCGCCGGTACGCACGCGCCAATCCGTTTGCGCCGCGGTCGCCGATGTGTAGACCACCATCAGCCGCGCCGCCTGCGCCATCCCGGCCCGCTCGGACTGTTCGCTGCTGGCCGGATACACCATCGAACACGACACCCCGGCCGCCACCGTCTCCCGCGCCGCCGGGTTCGTCGCCCCCGCCGGAACGCGCTTGATGTCGCACGTCTGCGTCAGCCGCAGCCCACGCCGGGCGCTAGCAATCAGGGGCATCAGAACTTCCCCACCCAGTTCCGAAACGCATCGGACCAGTCCACAATGCCGCTGCTCTCGCCGTCGGCCGTCCCGTCTTCGCTCGTCGTCCAGCCGTGCACTGCCCGCATCGCCGTCGCCCGCGCCGCGAACTCGGCCGCCTGCCGCGCCTCTTCGCTCTCCGGCCCCAGCCGGTAGCTGCCCGCATACCGCGACCACTCCGCCGCCAGCGCCTCAAACGTCCGCGCCGCCGCCCGGTTGATCCCGTCCGCCTCGAGCATGAGGAACGTGTCCAGCTCATCGTCGGCGTAGTTGCCGCCCTTCGGCCGCGGCCCGTCGCCCTCGGCCGAGTCGCCGACCAGCAGCCGCAACACCGACCGCCGCCATACCGCCCGCGAGTCGTTGGTGATGTCAAACGTGACCGTCATGGTCGCCTCGCCTAGGTCAACAGCACAATGCCGTTGGCCCCCCACTGCAGCGTGTAGTTGCCGCCGTTGGTCGCCGTGGTCACTTCCCAATAAGCGATCAGGCAGTCACTCGCGTGCGTGTCGCTATACAGGATCGCGTGGCTCGGCGTGCCCACGTTCAGCCCCGTCCACGTCACATCGGCCGCGTCGAACTTCGCCCGGTCGTTGGTCGTGTCCTTCGTGATCGTCAGCGAGGCCAGCGTGGCCCCACCGGCCGTGTACCCCGCGCCGCTCTCCTCATACGCCAGCACGTCCGCCTTCCCGTTGTGCGTGTCGATGTTGGGCGTATACCCCGTCACCAGCATCACCTTCAGCGTGTGGCCGTCGAGGTCGATCGTCCCCGCCATCAGCTCTTTCTTGAATTCGTTGTAAAGCGCTCCGTCACCCTGTGCCATTTCTCACCTCACTCACCTAGACCGCCCGGAGAGACCGACATCCCCACCGTGCCCAGCCCGATTACAATGTTCCCGTCGCCGTCCACCACGGCCGTGTTCACCAGCGCGTCAATGCGCCGCCGCACGGCCGCCAGTGCCAACGCCAGCTCCTCATCACTACCGCCCAGCCGCTCAATCGCGGCCACGGCCAGCAACGCCACTGCCTGCTCCTGTCGATTCATCAGAATGCACTCCTGCGCACGTTAAACTGCCCTTCGCCGGCCGCCGTCACCGCCCCGCTGCTCTCCCAGCGATACGACCACGCCCCCGGCACCGTCACAATCAGGTCCACGAAATACGACCCCTCATCCTCGCGCCCCACGCCCTCATCGACGCCATACGTGTACGTCGACACCAATCTCAGCGGTGAGGCCGTCTTGCACACCACCACCGTGGGATCCACCGCCTCGCCCGCTTCGTCGGCAAACCGCACCGTCAGCCGCACCTGGTCGCCAATGTCGTAGTTCCTCATCAGCCGCACCCGTCCCTGTCGCCCACCGTCGCCGACCACCGCGCCGCGTCGTGGAGGTCAACCGTCCACCGGCTCCGATCCCCCACCAGCGCGCACCCCAACAGCAGGAACACAATCAAATCATTCAGGGTCAGCGCCCCCGCCAGCTCCTGCATCAACACCGACACGCCCCCCGGCGCAACCACCACCGTCGCCGGTGACAACAGCCCCGTCAGCTCCGCCATCTCAATCAGCGCCGGTGACCCGACGCTCGAGACAAATAGCGCCAGCGCTTCGACCAGCGCCTCAACCGTCGCCACCTCAACGGCCGTCGCCCCCGGCACGATCCCCAGAGGTTCCACCGCCAGCAAATGCCCCAACGACGCCAGCGCCACCGTCATCGGCGAGACGCCCACGCCCACGCTCTCGGCCGCCAGCACCGCCGTCAACGTCGCCAGCAGCACATCCTGCCCCAGCCCCAACGCCATCACCTGCGCGATCAGGTTGAACGTGTTGAACTGCAACACCACCGCGCCCGGCACCACATCCAGCCCCACGGCCGATGCACTCGCCGCCAGCGCCAGCAGCTCCACCGGCAGATTCTCGCCCACAATCGACACACTCACGGCCGCGCCGCTCAAGCTGACCGTGTTCAGCGTCACCTGCGACAGGTCGTTGGCGATCGTGAACGTCACCGTGCTCGAGGCCGAGGTCAGCGTGCCCATCAGCAACGCCACCGCCCCCGTCGCCACCGTCGCGCTCTCGTGCCCCAACAGCGCCGTCAGTTCGTCCAGCAGCAGCGCCACCTCCCCCGGTGTCACCGCCCCCAGCCCCACGGCCGCCCCCGCCGCCGCGGGCGTGCCCATCACCGGCGCCACCGCTCCCGGTGAGACCGTCACCGTCACGGCCGAACTTGCGCCGGTCAGCGTATTGGTCACAATATTCTGTGACCCGCCGTCGTCGAGGTAGACAACCGTTAACGTCGGTGCATATATGCCGGATTCATACATGCGGACCCAGGCATAGCCGGCCGACGAGTTGTCAATGACGTACAGACCCAACTGACCCGCGCCGGTCCAGCCTGCACTATCAACAATTTCTTGCAGAACCGCCTGCATCCCGGCCGCGCTGCCTACCGGGCGAACGCTTTCGCCGGTACCGGATTCTGTATGCGTGGCCGATGCCGTTGTCTTGGTCCTGCTGCTGAAATCGTAGTTAGCCGTGGAAAAATTGGTCGCATTCGCCTCGCCTCGCACGAGGAATGAAACACTGTTAAACGACACCATACGCAGGTTCAACGTTGCGGAGATAACGGCCGCTCCGTGAGGAATGGCAACACTATCAAAAAGAAAGGCCAGTATCTTCTGTTCGCCGTTTCCTATGATTCCGAGACTGCCGGTAGAAAGAATAATCGACCCGTCGGGATACTCCGCCCCATCTTTCGAAGCCGCATTAACACTGTATTCAACTGTGGCCTGATTGCCCGCCCGTAACGCAACGGCCGACACGGCCGCCTGTGGGGTCGCCGCCGCAATCGACACCGCCCCCGGCGCAACCGCCCCGCTGACGGCCGCCCCGGCCGCCGATAGCGTGCCCAGCGCCACCGTCTGCGGCCCGCCCCCGGCCGTGTAGGTGATGTCAATCTGCCAGTAGTCGCTGCCGTTGTCGTAGGCCAAAATGCGCGCCGTCGCTGACCCGCTGGTGCAGTCGCCAATCAACGCAATCGGCCCCGTCCACCCCGCTCGCGAGGTGATCTCCTGCACAATCGCTGTCACGTCTACATCGTGGAAGCCCGTGCCCACGCCACTGGCGATGTCAACCGCGCTGGCCGTCGTCTGCGTCCGGTCGCTGATGTTGTTACTGGCCGTTGTGAACACGGCCGCCGTGTCCACATCCTCGCCGTACCACGTCATGATCGGGTCGTCGTAGCTGAGGCTGGCGCACTTATACCGCAACGTTGCCGCCGTGACGTTGCCCGGCAAATCGGCAAGATACGCCGACGCGTCAACCCACATCCCCGCCCAGCGCAAACCGGAATTCACCGCCAGCGCAGAATCGTCAATATCGACCGTGCTGCCACCTTGCCATGCATCGTGATTTGATGCCGTTGGGTAAAGTGAAATGCTGGCCATGATCGTCGTTTGCATTTGCCGGGCGGTGGCTAGGAGTGCACCACCGCCCGGCTAGGTAATGACCGTCGCCGGTCCCCTAACGGCCCGCCCGTGCCCTACGGGCCTTCGTGGGCGCTGCCTTCGGCGTGTCGGCCGTCTCCGGCGCGGCCGCTTCCGGCAACTCCTCAACCGGGATCACGAACTTCCGATAGTCCGTCAGAATGACCACCACCCGGCCGCCGTTCTCGCCTATCGTCATAATGTCCGCTTCCCCTACGCCCAAATGCGCCGCCGCGCGAGCTCGTAATTCGTCCATCTCTCAACTGCCCTGACCCGAGGGCCGGATACAACACCCGGCCCCCGGCTCCTAACCTGCTTAAGCCACGTTGCGCTTGCCGATGCCGCGCGGACCGTTCACGCCCGCCGCGAACTCGTCACGCACCTTGATCGGCAGCACGTCGTTGGTGAACATCAGCCCGCTCCTCTCCGAGACCACCGAGAACAGCTCCGGCGCCGGATGCGCCCGGCCGCCCGGATTCTGGCTGTAGCTCATCTGGATCACTGGGTACACCATCGGGTCGACGACGTAGGCCCAATTGTTGTTGTCCGTCCAGTCCGGCACCACCAGCGGCACCGGCCGCGGGTCCGCAAAGCCGCGGTCCTGCGCTTCCGGCGTGTAGGAGGTCGGCATGCCCTCGCCGTAGCCGAACAGCTCCAACGCCGTGTCGTACAGCTCGGCCGGGACTAGCACGAACCGCGGGAACACGCCCAGCACCGCGCCGCTCTGCAACTCGGTGTGCTGGAACGCCTCAGCGCGGGCCGCCCGCCATCCGGCGGCGTCCAGCGCGGCCGTGCCGATGTTGGCATGGTCGGCGTGGAACAGCGCCTTGCTGTCCGTCGCCAGCGTCGGGCCCACGCCCGCATTGGCCGTGAACAGCGCACTGATGGCCGCGCTACGCGAGCGAACGGCCGCGTTGGCCAGCGCCCGCGGGATCGCCTGCATCTGCTGGATGTCGCTGTTCTTGATCATCTCGCGGGTGATGCCCACGTACCCGCCGCGCTTCACGAACGCGGCCGTTTCCTTGGCGTCGTCAACCGCGAGTTCGGTGTAGGTCCCGCCCTCAGCGACGGTCGGCAGGTTGGTAATGCCGCCCATCGTGATCCACTTCATGGTCTGCAAGCTGCCGTCGTTGGGCTCGACGCTGGTGATACGCTCAAACCAGCGCCAGTGGTCGAGGCGCACCATCTGCTCCACGATCACCTTGTTCAGCGCGTCCACAGCCAGGTTCGGCAGCGTCGCCGTCGTCGCCGAGGCGAACATCAGCCGGGTCGGGTCGAAGATGCCCCGGAACTCGGTGTCACCCGTCAGGGCAACGTACAGCTGGTCAAACCGGCGCATGTTGGCCGGCGGCGTCTTGGCCCCGCCCACGCCGAAGAACCAGTTCACATGGTCACTGGCCTCGTCCATGGCATCGCGCACCTGCATGTCACGCGGCGCCTTGCCCCCGATCTGAACCACGTTGCCCTCCTGCAGGGCCGCCAGTTCGGCGCGGGCCTCAGCCACGGCCGTCTCCACGTCGCCGGGCGTCTCATACGTGCCGCGCTGCAAACGCGCCTGCACCGCCGAGGGCAGCCCCGACGCCTGAATAATGGCCTTGGCGGCCTGGGCCTGTACGGCCTGCAGCCACTCGTTGGCCTTCGGCTCAACCACCTGCTCAGCGGCCGCGCCCTTTTCCACTTCCTTCATCTCGCTCATGACTTCACTCTCCGTTTCAATGTCGGCCGTCCCACCCGCGGCCGCTAAGCTGATCTTTGCCGGGGCGCGGTGCCGCCGGCGATGCTCCAAATAGTGCGCGGCAAACACCCGCGCCTTGGCCGGTTCGATGTCGTAGTCGTAGATACCGGTCAAAAACTCGCGCACCCGGCCGGGCAGTTCGCCCGTCTCCAGGTACTCGTGAATCACCCCTTCCAATGCCGGTAGCGACGCCCCGCGAAACACCTCGTCGAGCGTCTCGTACACATCGGCCGCCAGCCGGCTCGTCGTGTTGCCGAACAGCCCGTCCCGGTTGGCCGCCGGTTCGTCCACCGCGTCCACCGCGTGCGCCGCCTCAATCCGCAATGCCGGATACTTTGCCGTCGCCCCCTGCGGCCGGAAGCCCTCGTCCGGCGTCTCCGTCCCGTCGGCCAACGTCCACGCCCCGTAGCCGTCCACCACCACCGACAGCCCAAACGCTTCCGGGTCCTCTTCGGCGAGGCTCTCCACATACTCGCGCAGGTCGCCGCTGGGCGACTTGGCCGCCGTCTCGCTCAGATGCAGGTCACCGATCACCTTGTCGCCCTGCACCTGAAAGTTGCGCATCCGCCCCAGATACTTGCCCAGCCCGTCCGCGCTCAGGCCGGGGTGGGTGAAACGGCTCTTCAACCCCGCCGCGGCCGCGTTGCCGAGGTCGGCGAACTGTTGCAGCGATGTCCGGTCCACCATCAGTCCGTGCCCCAGCGCCTCCACCGCCTGCATCGCCGAGACGCCGCGCAACACGTGCGCCTCCCGATCCACGCGGCCGACCGGCCCATAGGCGTTAAACCTCATTCGTTCCGTCATTCCCCATCCTCCAGTGCAATCCGGCGCGTTGCCGGTCTGCGTCCCGCCCGGTTGATGTTCAATTGCGTGGCCGGAATGCTGATGAACACCAGCTCCACCTCGCCCGGCCCGTCATCAACCCATTCAAACGTCGCCCCCGGAATCGGCCGCCCGTTGACCGTCACCACCTCGCGGCCGTCCTGATACGACACCGAGACGCTGTTACCGCTGGCCATCGTCGCCCTCTTGCGCCGCCGGGTCCGGCGCGTCGGCCGGTTCCTCAGGCGGCATGAGCTGCGGCGGCACTTCCGGTTCTGGCGCGGCCTCGAGTTCGTCCATGATGGCCTGAATCTGACCCTCATCCATGCCTTCGCCGATGAACTGGAAGAACAGCCGTAGCGATTCCTCGCGCAGTGTCGGTGAGTCGGTCCCCAGCGCCGTCGCCAGACTGTTGAAGGCGTCGGCCAGCTCCCGCCCGGCCGTGGCGAGGTTCGTGTTGTCGTCCCGGCTGATGTCGGGCAGCTCCACCACAATGTCATCACGCGACGGTAGCCGCCGCGTCGTCGTCGAGCCGTAGGCCCGGCTGTACGCCACGTGGCACAGGTCAATCACCATGTCGGCCACTTCCTGCTGCCGCCGCTTCATGTGCCGCACGGCCGCCCGCTCCATCGCCGTCGCCGTGGCCAGGTTGACATCCATGCTGTCGGCCAGCCAGTGCGGCGGCTGCCCCGCGCCCACGGCCACCATCATGCGCACCGCCTGCAGGTCGTTGGCCGCGTCCGCCCCGCCGAGGTTTGGCGTCTTCATGTCCCACTCTTCGTCCGCGTCGTGAACGATGATCGCCCCCGGGGAGGGCGTGTTGGAGCTGTACTTCTTATGTGTCGCCGCCACGGCCGCCTTGGGCACTTTCACGAACCAGTAGAACACCCGTGCCGCCCAGTTCAGCTGCACCCGGTCCTCCAGCATCCGCGAGTAGCGCAACAGCCACGGGATGATCGGCGCCAGGTCCCCGTCGCCCCACAGCGCCCCTACCGGCCGGTTGATGGCGTAGTGGCACATCACCGCGTCGGCCGTCGCCGCGTCCGGGTGCTGCGGCGAAAGCCACACCCGCGCCGGCTCCCCCGGCCCCTGCTTCTCGTGGTACTCCAGCTCCATCTCCCAATCGTTGTCGGCCGTGACGATCTTCAAGATGTGGCTTTTGGGGATGGCCCGCACGTAGCTCATGCCGTCGGCCGAATTGCGGAACAGCGCCACGAACAGATCCCCCGCCCGGCTCCATTCGTCCACGAGGGAAGGCAGCCGCAAATCCATGCGGTTCTGCCGGTGTGTCCAGAACTGGTCGATGAACCGCCCCATCTGCCCCGGCGCCTGCGGTTGCAGCCCGTCGCCCAGCACATGGTCGGTCGTTGTGTCGATGATGCGCCGCGCCTGCGGGTGCTTGCGCCACGCCTCCAGCGCGTCGGCATACAGCGCCTCCATCTCGGCCCAGTCGCGGTCGTTGGCCCGCGTCCCTGTGCCGTAGGTCTCCCAGCCGTCCGAGGAACTCGTCACCGGCGCGGCCGCAATCTCCGCTAATGCGGTTGTCTCAAAGCCCAGCCAGTGTAAGAACCGTTCCCATCTCGTCATGCAAAAAGCGCCTTACCAGCCTACGGCGTTCAGGACGCTCGCAAATAGGTAAGGCGCTCAATGGCGCTCATCTACGTATGGGTGGGGGTCGTGGTCAAGAATACCCCCACATATGGTGCTCAAAGTATAGTCGATGCCGCTACGCCCGTCAACCCCATGCGTCTCGCGCCCGGCCGTTTGCTTCCGGGTCCGTCTCGATTACCACCGGCAGCTCCGGCCGGTACTGCGTCAGGTCGATGGTATACATCACACCCCGCAGCTGCACCTGTATCACCAGCCGCTCCGGGTCGAACTTGAACAGCAAACGGCCGTCGGGTCCGCGAACATCAGTGTAGGCCATTAGGCGACGTGCCTCAGGTGGTCGAGCGGGTCATAGCCCGGCACCCAGTCGCTTTCCGGTTCCCGATCGTCGTTGAGGTAGGAGCCGACATAGCGCAGGGCGTCGAGCCGGTGGTACTGCGACTTGTCCGCAATGGCCTCCAGCGGTTCGCCCGCCTCGTCGGTCACGCGGGAGTAGTTGCCCAGCTCGTCGAGCGTCTCAGAACAACTGTCAAAAACTATCAACCGGCCGTTGGCGAACAGCGAGTACACCCGGTTGATGCCCACCTCGACATCACCGACCAGCGGCTTGCGGACCCGCAGTCCGGCCGTGGTGAATTCGTCCCGCCATTGCTGTTCGCCCGGCGCCCCGCCGAACGCCTCGAACTCGCCCGGTTCGCCTTCCAGCAGCAGCGCCGCGTGTTCGGCCGCCGTCCTGTCGCCCGCATGGTACTCGCGGTACAGGAACAGCTGGCCATCGTCCGGCCGCTGGGCGATGAACACGGCCGCCGTGTTGACGCCGCCGAAGTCGAGCCCGAGGTAGCGGGGCCAGTCCGAGGGGATGGGGAACGGCCGGCAGGTCATGGTGTCGGCGTCGAAGGCGGAGTAGATGAGGCCCGCCGGCCGCGTGAACAGCGCCCGGTTGAACATGTCGAACCGCCAGGCCGGCAGCTCTCGCCGCGCCCGGTCGTACTCCTCGCGCGGGAACGCCGGGTTCATGATCGACTCGAACCGCACAAGCGATACGTCGTCGCCCGGCGCGTCCCAAAAGCGCTGTTTGAGCCAGCCCCAATAATAAGGCGTGGTCGTGATCAGCACCCGGCCGCGGTGGATGGCCAACCGCCGCATGATGGCCTCGAACGATTCCGCCTTGAACGCCGGCTGACCCGCCTCGTCGAGCCACGCCGCCCGCGCGGTGGCGCTCTCGAGGCTGTCGGGGTCCGTGGCGTAGCCGAACCAGACCGTGGTCTTGTAGTCGCGGCCGCTGGCCCCCCATAACCGCTGCTGGCCCGTCTCGTCCACCTCGAACCGCCGCGATGGCGAGCCAACATAACGGCCGAGCGCGAGGTAGTCCTCGAACAGCCGCCGGAACTCCGGCAGCGCCTTCTTGTCGAGCAAGCTGAACGTGGGCGTGACCACGAGGTAATCGCCCGGCCCGGCCGTCTGCATCTCCCGGTGGAGCCATGCGGGCCCGAATGTGGTCTTGCCGCCCTGTGTGCCCGCCAACACGACCACATACCGGCCGTCGGCCTGCCATGCCTGCCACTGGCCGGGGTGCATGTGGTAGCGGAGTTTACCCGCGGCCGTCAGTTCGTAGAAGTCATTCGGGGGTGTCGGCGTCGAGGTCATGGGGTGGGGGTACGATCTCAATGCCCAGCACGCCGACGCGGCCGCCGGCCGACGTTACGTCTACCTGCGACTTCTCGCCGTCGATGTGCTTGTAAAGCCACTTTACGATGTTGGCGTATTCCTCCAGGTCTTTCACCTCGAGCGCGCGGCCGTCGAGCATCGTCACCCTTCCCGTGGTGACGATTTCAGCCATCATCTGGGCGATCAGCCGCTTACGCGCCACGCGCGCGCCGTCCGGCGTCGGAACCGTCTTCCCCAGTTCCGTCTCCAAGATGGCCGTTAGCGCTCTATTCTTCGGCGGTCGCCCCGCTGGGTTGCCGGATTGGCCTTTCTTAAACGGCATTGCTCCCCACTGTATAGCAGACGTTTCAAAATGAAACATTTCCCCTGCGTCATGATACCACAAGCGACGCGCAAAAGTAAAGACTGGCGGCTACTTCAGCCACCGATCCACAGGCGAGGCGCGCCGGTGGGCCTGCTCGACATCGGCCTGCGCGAGGTGGAGGTAGTAGCGCACCATGGTCAGCGACGAATGGCCCAACAGCGACTGAAGGGTGAACACGTCGCCGCCGTTGCGCAGGTACTGAATGGCGAACGTGTAGCGGAAACGATGCGGCTTGCAATCGGGCACGCCGGCGGCCTGGCCGAGATGCACCAGCCGCTTGCGCAACCATGAGACGCTCATGGGCCCGTCAGTCGAGGCGAATAGCGGCGCCATCGGATCGGCACCGTCCGGCCGTTCCTGCAGGTAGCGCCACACCACCGGCCGCGTCACGTCCCCCAGCCAAACAGTACGCGGTTTGCCCCCCTTGCCATCATGGATGCTGAGCTGCCCAGTGGACAGATGAACGTCGCCCACAGTCAAGGCGCACAACTCGCCCGCCCTCATGCCGGTATCAAGCAACGTCAGGACGATGGCGTGATCGCGCAGGCCGTCATGGTAGCGCTTGCCCGACCGCGGCCGTTTGGCGCGAGTAGGACGAACGGCGGCCAGCAACGCCCGCACCTCGTCGACGGTGAACGGCGTCTGTTCGGCGTTGGTCGTCTTCGGCCGCGGCACCTTGCCCGCCACCATGTCGGGCGTGTCCAGCGTCTCGCCCACCCACCGGGCGAAGGACTTCAGCGCCGTCCACGCATTGTAGACCGACTGGCTGGAGAGTGGCGCCGTGTCGCCGTTGGAGCGCACCGGCCGATAGTCATGCCGCAAGTAGGCCAGAAACGCCGTCACCTGCTCGTGCCCGAGGTCTTCCAGTGGTGGATCTTCAGCCCACGTCGCAAACCGCTCCAACTCCCACCGGTAGAGCGCAATCGTCCTTGGCCGCAATCCCTCCGCTGTCTTAAAGAGCAAGTAGCCGTCAATCGCCTGTCGCAGTCGCATGAGCACCATCTCCCGACCGGCCGCTAGTCCGGCACTGTGCCATAAACTAGCGGCCACCTGGTCACCTACGGGCGCTCAATAAAAAGGCTGCGTCTTCAAAATTGGCGGCCGGTCGCGCATAGCGAGCGGCGGTGGGTTCGACTCCCATCCACTCCCGCCATCCGCTCAAAACGCCAGACTGACGGCCGGTCGCTCCTGCGCCCGTAGGCCAACCGGCCACCAGTCTTCCCCGCATCGTTCTTTGACCGTTTTCGGCCATTTCGACCACACCTGATCCAAACCTCGGCCAATAGGTTTGCACCCCACTTTGGCCTCTATTTCGCCCGTTTTTAGGGACAGCACCCCACAAACGGCCGTCAGGCTGGCACAAAGTAGGGACAGCCCCCCATTTCGGCCGTTTTCGACATCGCCATGATCCAAACCTGCCAAACTGTTTCCTATATAAGTGTTTTTTATATATATCTCTATAAGAGAAAGGTTTGGTAGGTTTGGATCATTGGTCCGCACCCCCCATATATGGGGGTAAAACGGCTCAAAACAGGCATTTTGGCCCACATATACCGACCAAACCTTTTCGCCTGAGGTTTGGATCGTCCAAACCTAGGTTTGGACGATGGTTGCAGATGCAACCATATTTAGAACAGCCGTGCTAATAATTCACGCTTCGTTCACAACGGCGGCCGCATTCGGGTGCTACACTGCGGGTTGTCATGCGCGTTCTGGTCACCTCCCTCATTGCCCGATCCCCCACCATGTCGGCGCTGCTATGTTGGCTGGTATGGCACGCGCGGCCGTCAGCGCGCGACATGTTGGCGGCAAGATTACGGCGGTATCAGGACGGGCAAGCCCCGCCCCCGAGTGACTAGCGGCAGCGGACCGTGTAGGTCCAGTTGGCGTTAGTGGCCTCGACGCTGAGCTCGTAGGTCGCGGCCGTCGACAGATCCCACCACTGCGTGCCGTCAATCAGGCGTTCGCTTTTGGGCCAGGTGACAACGACCGTGGGCACGACGAGCTGGTTACGGCCGTTGACCACCTGAAACGCCAGTTCCGGCGCGTCGCCGGTGGTGTCGTGGATGCGCGCCGTCCATTGGAATTCCTGCGTTGAGCAACCCACTGGAAACGTCAGGGCGAGGCCGTCCGTGTCGCCCGTGCCGCGCCCTTCGGCTATTACCTCATTCGGGTCGATGGTCGGCAGCGGCGCCCCGGTCACGATGATGGGATTGCGCGTGGGTGTGGGCGCCGGCGCGTAGGGCGCCGGGTCTGGCCAGAGTGCCACCAGCGCCACCAGCACCGCGCCCGCGGTCAGCGCCAGCGCGGCGAGACGGATGGCTTTCATTCTTCCCCTACTTGTCTGGATTGCGACGAATCGCCCACACAATAGCGGCAACAGCAACGGCGACGGTGCCGAGACATAGAAGTGGAGCCGCCACCAGTAATTCGGGCCAACCAAAGCCACCGAACATACGATTCTCCTACTCTTTCGATTCCTTTCGCCTCAGCCTGAAAAGCGCATAGTCAAGTATTTCCTGTCGTTCATCCGGGCTCATCTGCCTCATGATTGACAGGACCTGCTGAAACGTCAGGTTCTCTTCTTGTGTGGGCTCGGGCGGCAACAGGCCGGCGGCACGAAAAATCATCTCTGCCGGTAAATTCAATCCCTTAGCGATTGCATTAGCAGCATCAGGGCCGGCTCGTCTGTCGCCGTTCAAAATGCGCGTCACAGTGGCGTTCGGTAGCCCGGCCGCATTCGCCAGGTCAATCGGCCGCCATCCACGCAAAACCAACTGGTCTTCCAACCACACTGAAAAATCGATCTCTTCCACCAGCCACATTGTAACCTCCAGGAAACTTCCAATGGGAATTCCAGCAATTACCTATTGACACTCAGTGCGCGCTAGTGTAGAATGTAGTTACCTTGGGGAATCGCATAGTGTACCTACCGGAAGAAGGAGAAAGGCAGTGATGATAGAACAAATTGACACCAACGAATCAGTCGATCGCCGTAGCATTTCATTGTTCCCCGACCAGTGGGCCGTCATTGATGAAGTCAACGACCGTTTTGATTTTCGCAACGTTTCTAACGCCCTTCGGTACGTGCTCAGTGAGTACCGTCGCCTGAAGGAATTCGAGGCCATCATGCGCAACACCGCTACTGATGGTCAGTAACAGTATAGCCCCTCTGTCAATCCGTTGAGTTTGTGTTCAAAAGGAGAACCGCAATGACCGATCAATCCGCTTTCGTATCCGACCCCTGGGCCGCCGCAGTCAACCCTGAGGAGGCCACCTATTCATCCGATGTGTACGGCCAGATGGAGATGGATGTCTGGTTCTGCGTCCTGCAGAAGGGCGTCGGCCGCGTGCCGTTCGACCCCACCGTCCACACCGCCGGCCAGCGCCGCACCGTGGTCGATGTCGTGATCACCGACATCAGCGGCTACAACTACAGCCGGTCGTTCATCGCCGAGATCGCCACCGACGGCTGGCTCAAGATTACACTGCCCTCGCTGCAGGCGCTGGGCGTGACCGACCTGAAGGGCTTCAACGGCACCTACGTCCACGCGGTCATGGAGGCCCACGGCGAGTACACCGACCGCGACGGCAACAAGAAGCAGCGCACCGCGCCGAAGATTCTGCGCACCTTCCCCAACTTGGAAGCGTGCGAGGCGGCCGCGCAGGGTGACCAGAAGGTCTTCGCCACGGCGACGGCGACGGCGGCTCCGCCGGTCAACGGCAACGGCCACGCGCCGGCCGGTGACGACGCCGAGCGTCAGGTGGCGTTGCAGTTCCTGCCCGCCATCGTCAAGACCTGCGTCGAGGGCAACGGCGTCAACAGCGCCAAGCTCGATCTCGCGCTCAAGTCCAATCCGATTCTGGCGCGCCACTTCAACCTGGCCTCGCCGGAAGTTGCACAGGCTATGTCGCAGGCTCTAGCCGAGCCCGCGTTCTAGCAAGGGTTCTCCTCCTTGTCTCTGGGCCGGGTGGGTGGCTTCCTAGTAACGTTACCTCCCCCTTCCACCACCCACCCGGTCCACCCTTTAGGAGCCTACCATGACCGAGAAAACAACTGTCCGATCCCTAATCGTCGATAACCGCGAACCGCCGTGGATGCACCGCATGGAACTCGACGGCGCCCGCGTCATCTCTACCCAGCTGCAGTGCGGCGATGTCTGGCTGACCGGCGACGACGGCGCGCTGCTTATCGTCGAGCGCAAGACCGCCTCTGACCTCGTGGCTTCTATCGCCGACGGCCGCCTGTTCGACCAGGCCGCCGCCATGGTCCAGCTCTCGCCGTGGTCCTACGTCGCCATTCAAGGCACGTTGGCTGTCGGTCCGCAGGGCACCACGCTGGTCGACGGCCAGCCAACCCAGTGGCAATGGTCCAGCGTGCAGGGCGCCCTGCAGACCGTGCAGGAGCTGGGCGTGGCCATCATCTACCTGTCCGACCAGCCCATCGGCTTCGTTCAGTTCCTGGCCCGCCTCATCACCCGCGACCGCGGCAACGTGCGCGCCGGCGGCGTTCGCAAGCCCGAGCTGCTGGCCCCCGGCATGCTGGCCCTCATGGCCCTGCCCGGCATCGGCGCCGACCGCGCCAAGGCGCTGCTCGAGACCCTCGCCGGCGCCGCCTGGGCGCTGGAATACCTGACTGACACCAACTGGCAATCTGACCACGTGACCGGCATCGGCGACGGCGTGCGCGCCAAAGTGCGCGAGGCCCTCAGCCTGCCCGAGGGTGCCAAGCTGGCCGTGCTGGTGGATGGTCCGCCCGCCACCGGCACAACCGAACCCAAACCCGTCTACACGATGGAAGACGCCAACCGCGAGCTGTTCTAACCGCACTTTGGAGGAACCCCATGACCAACGCAATCGCAATCCGCAACGCCATGACCCCCACTTTGTGGGAGATGATCGACCGCATGGCCCCCGTCATGCACCAATCCCGTCTGTTTGGCGTGTCCAGCCCGGCCGCCGCCGCCGCCATCATGGTCAAGGGCCACGAACTGGGGCTCTCTCTGGCGGCCTCATTCGACCTGATCCACGTCATCGATGGCAAGTCCGGCCTGTCGCCCCGCGGCGCCCTGGCCATCCTGCATGCCTCGCCCGACATCGCCAACATCGCCATCAGTCGAATCACCGACGATAAAGGCGCTTATCTTGGCCACGAGTGCACCATCCGCCGCCGCAACGGCTTCGAGTACACCGCCCGCTTCACCATGGACGACGCCAACCGCGCCGGTCTGGTCAAGGCCAACAGTGGCTGGACCAAATACCCCGAAAACATGTGCCTCTGGCGCGCCGTCGGCTTTGCCGCCGACGTGGCCGCGCCCGACATCATCGGCGGCATGAAGACGGCCGACCAGTACGGCGCGGCCATCAGCGACCAAGGCGATGTCATCCCCGGCGAGTGGGGCGAACTGACCGACACGGCCGCCCTCGATGCCGGGCCCGACGAATCCGCCCAAGCCGCGATGCTGGCCCAAAGCCTGATCGCCGAATACGGTGCCGAGGCCGTACTGGCCGCCAACGGCGGGCAAATCCCGGCCACGCTGGAAGAGATCGACGCCGTGCGCTACCGGCTCATCGCCGACGAGGAGGAGTGATGTCAGAGGTATTCTTTCCTGTCGGCGATTCCATCGTCACCGTCAGCGCCGAAGATGAATCCCTGTGGTGCAACGCCTGGTTCATCAACGGCCGCGGCTACGTGGTAGGGCAGGGCGGCAGCCTCTACCCCTTCCAGCGCCTGCACCGCGTCGTGATGGAGCGCATGCTGGGCCGTTCGCTGCGCCGTCATGAGCTGGTCGACCACATCAACGGCGACAAGCTCGACAACCGCCGCGAGAACCTGCGCCTGGCCACCAACGCCGAGAACCAGTTCAACCGCGGCCTACCGGCGCACAACACCACTGGCTACAAAGGCGTTTACCGCAACCCCAACGGCCGTCGCCAGTGGACCGCCGCCATCACCATTAACCGCAAGAAGCGCCATCTCGGCAGCTTTCACACCGCCGAAGACGCCGCCCGCGCCTACGACGCCGCCGCGCAGGAGCTGGCCGGCGTCTTCGCCCGAGGGAACTTCCAATGACCAGCGCCACCATCCGCGAACTGACGCCGGGCACGGTGTACATCTACACCCCTTACAACTCCGCGTTTCTTGCCGCCTTCAAGGCCGTCATTCCCGGCGCCGACCGCCGTTGGGACCCCGACGCCCGCGTGTGGCAAGTGGCCGCCAACCACGTCCCGGCGCTGGTCGACCTGTGCCGGCGCCACGGCATGTCGGTCGACGCGCCCGCACTGACAACCGCGGCCGCCGCCCCCACGCCCACGATTCAGGTCCTGCGCGTCAGCTACATCGGCGCGCCCAAGGAGCGCGAGGACGGCAGTTTCAGCGCCTACGGCAACACCGACGGCGAGTGGAAGCTCGTCTTCCCACAGGCCGTGCTTCAGGCGTGGTTCAACGACGGCACCGCGTCCCCGGCCGCGGCCGTGACGTTCTACGGCCTGCTGGCCGTCAAACGCACCGCCACCGAGGCCGATATCAAGGCCGCCTATCGCAAGCTGGCCAAGCGCTGGCACCCCGATGTCAACCGCGATCCCGACGCCACCACGATGTTCCAGCAACTCGGCCGCGCCTATGAGGTCCTCAGCGACCCCCAACAGCGCCGCCGCTACGACGCCGGGCTCCAGCTCGAGGCGTCAGTCACCGGCCGCCAAACGCGCACCTTGACCACCGACTACTGGCGGCCGCCGCTCCGTTGCGGCTGGCTTTCCATGTCCGGCTTCTGGCGGGTGGGGCGGTTCCATGTGCAAGAGATTCTCGGCTGGCAGGACATCACCGACGCCACCGGGCGCACGCTGGTCACCGCGTGGCCGATGGGCGCCGACACCTTCGAGGAGATTTGGGTATGAACACCACCATTGTCCCCGGCAGCATGGCCGACATCGCCCAGCGCGAGAACATCAGCCTGGCCGAATCTTTCCTAACCTGTGACGTGCTGGTCCTCATCGACCAGTCCGGCAGCATGGCCGCCCATGATGCGCCCGGCGGCCTGTCCCGGTTCGACGCCGCGCAGAACGAACTCAGCCGCCTTCAGCGCGAGAATCCCGGCCGCGTTGCCGTGGTCGAATTCAGCAACACGGTCCGCTTCTGTCCCGGCGGCGTTCCCAGCCGTGAGGGCGCTATGACCGACATGGCCGCGGCCCTTCGCTTCGCCAAGGTCGTTGACGGCGCCAGTCAGATCGTGCTCATCAGCGACGGCCTGCCCGACAGCCAGAACGACGCGCTGGCCGTCGCCCGCACCTACACCTCACCGATCCACACCATCTACATCGGCTCGGAACGCGACACCGACGGCGGCCGCGCGTTCCTTCAGCGACTGGCGGCCGCCTGCGGTGGCCGGTCCTTCCAAAGCGACGCGCCCGGCCTGTTGGGCGCCCGCGTTGAACAACTCTTACTAGCGTAGTTACCTGTACCCGTGCCAAGGGGAGCAGAACAATGGCCTCATCATCGGCGTATCTCATGGCCCTGCACGGCATGGGGTATCAGTTTCGATACAACGAACTAACAGACCGGGTTGAAGTGAACGGAACACCAATCAGCGACGTTATTTCGGCCGAAATCCGCACCAAAATGCGCGACGCCGGCCACAAAAGCATGACCTCCGTTGAGGACGCGTACACCGCCCACGCCTGGCAGCAATGCTACAACCCGGTCCGCGACTACCTGACGGGGCTGGTCTGGGACGGCCAGCCCTACATCGCCAAAATTGGCGACTACATCACCGACGAGCACGCCATCTTCGCCCAGTTCCTGCGCCGGTGGATGATCGGCGCCGTCGCCAAGGTCTTTCGGCCCGCGCGAAACTTCATGCTGGTCCTCGACGGTCCGCAGGAGATCGGCAAATCCTACTTCGCCCGGTGGCTGTGCCCCAACATCCTTGACGATTACTTCATCGAGGGCGGGATCAATCCCGACGACAAAGACACGTGGATCCGCTTGTCCAGCAAGTGGATATGGGAACTGAGCGAACTCGGCGCCACCACGCGCCGCGCCGACCGCGAGGCCCTCAAGGACTTCATCAGCCGGCAGGAGGTCGTCATCCGGCGGCCGTACGGCCGGCACGACATCGTTAAGCCCGCGCTCTCTTCCCTCATCGGCACGATCAACGAAGAAGGGCCCGGATTCCTCAACGACCCCACCGGCTCGAGCCGGTTCGGCGTCGTCACCGTCACCGGCATCGATTACGCCTACACCACCGAACTGGACATCGACCAGCTCTGGGCCGAGGCGATGGTGGCCTACCAAGACGGCGAAAGCTGGCTGCTGACCGCCGCCGAACGCGCCACGCGCAACGCCATCAACGAAGAGTACGAGGTCGACACCCCGCTCGAGGCCCTGCTCCGCAAGCACTACAACATCGACCCCGCCGGCACCAGCTGGATCAGCGGCATCGACATCATTCAGGAGCTGGAGTTCTACGGTCTCAAGGACAACCAGCGCGCTTCGCTCATGGAGCTGGCCCGCGTGATGAAACGCGCCGGGATCGAACGCCGCCGCGTCAGCCGCGTCTGGAGCTACCGAGGAGTGACCAAACGATGAACACCGTCCAAACCGCCGCCACCACATGGCTCGACAGCGGGATCGCTGTCATCCCCATCGCCTACCGCGACAAACGGCCGCGCGTCCCCTCATGGCGCGAATTCCAGGACCGCCTACCCACGGCCAACGAAGTGCGCCGCTGGTTCGCGTCCCGCTTGACCAACCTCGCCATCATCACCGGGTGGCGCGGCCTGGTCGTGTTGGACTTCGACCAGCGGCCGCTCTACGACCTCTGGCGGGCGTGGGCCACCGCCACCGCCCCGGCCGTCACCAACTCCTACACCGTCCGCACCTCACGAGGCGTACACGTGTACTACTACATCGCCGAACCCGTCCAGACCATGCGGGCCGGGACGATCGACATCAAGGCCGCCGGCGGCTACGTCCTGGCCCCGCCGTCGATCCACCCCAGCGGCGCCGCCTATGAAGTCATCACCCCGGCCGCCATCATGCGGGTGGACCGCCTCGCCGACCTGCTGCCCCCGGCGCTGTTGGAGCAACCCCCCGCGCCCGTCCGCCCGCGCCGCGTCGAGGAGCTGCCCGCATCCCCGTGGCACTCCGCCATCGCCCCCGCCCGCCTGACTGACCGCACCATCAGCGAGATAGCCGACATGCACAACCTGCTCGACCTGTTCCCCGGCGCCCAACGCCGTGGCCAACGCTACTGGACCTGCTGCCCGCTGCACAACGACCACAACGCCAGCCTCAGCATCGACGCCGACGGCCGCCGCGCGCGCTGCTGGGCCGGCTGCCTCTGGGGGGATTACATCGACTGGTACGCCGCGCTCAACGATTTGACCCTCAGCGCGGCCGTGGCCGAACTTAGTTGTTAAGGAGACACCGATGAACGCACTTGACCGCCGCCGCCGCCAAATGGCCCTGACCCGCATCATCTTGTTTTTGATTCTGGCAATCGCCGTTGTCGGCCTGGGACTGGACACGCTCGACACCCGCATGCAGGCCGCCATCGCCCTGCTGCTGGGCCTGCCCCTCATCGCCGCTGTGTGGCTGAAATGGACCTCATGACCACGCCCACCGCCCGCATCATCACCGGCGACTGCCTGGACATCATCCCGACGTTGGATGACGGCAGCATCGACCTGGTTGTCACCTCGCCGCCCTACCCCGGCCAGTACGGCAACGAGATGAACTCGCCCGCGTGGCTTTATTGGACAAGTCGATGGCTACAGCTCCTTGAGCGCAAACTCACGCTCACCGGCGTTATCGCCCTCAACGTGGCTTTCAAACGCACCGATCGTGGCTGGTACGATAGCCTTGTCTTCAACCTCGGCCATCCGGGATGGACCCGCTACAACATTCTCGACATCTACATCTACGGCAAATCCAACCCGCCGCCCAACGGCGCGCTCACCTACTGCGACCCGCCCGGCTGGGAATACGTGTTCATCCTGACCAATGCCAGCCGGCCGGAGGATGTCACGTTCAACCCCGTGCGGCGGCCGTACTCGGCCAACTCCCTGCGCGCCAACGGCAACCTGTACAGTTCCCGCACGGCCACCACCGAAGCCCACCCCGACGGCGCGCGCCAGACCACGCTCATGCGCTTGTCCAGCAGCGCCGACCAAAACCGGCCGCGGGCCAAGGGGATCTCGTTCCCGCGCACGTTGCCCGAACGGTTTATCCGGCAGTACACCAACCCCGGCGACACCGTGCTCGATCCCTTTTGCGGCGTCGGCACCACTGTCCGCGTGGCCCATGAACTCGGCCGCCGGGCTATCGGCATCGAGATCGACCCCGACGAGGCCGACACTGCCCGGGCGTGGCTGGCCGAACCGACACAACCCGTGTTATTCAGCATCTAGGAGGCCCCATGAATCACGAAATCTACCTATATTTCTTGGAGATACAATGAGCAATTTGCAAAATGACCATTACGATCTGTGGGCCGCGCTAACCTACAATGATCTCAGGAGCGAACTTGCGCGAGTTGTGGCCGTGCTTGCTTTCATTGAGGGAGAGCATGATGGGGCCGAATATCACTGGATTGTCCAGCTTGATCAGCCTAATGTGTTCGCCTATGTAAACGGCGCGTGTGATTACACCGGCTGGGATTGTAGGTCGTGGTGCAATGTTCAGACGGGCGAAACAATAGCCGACGTTCT